TTGGAAAGGTTCATTGTCTTGCTGATGCTAGTGCTACTTTTGTTGCTGAAAACATTACAGAGAACGGTTCTTCAACAATCGCTGGCATTACAATGAAAGCGTCAACAGAAGTTTGTGGAGTAATTACAAGCATCACTCTTGCTAGTGGACAAGTCATTGCTTATTACTTATGAGCATTGCAAACGCATTAAAGAAAGCAGCTTCCAAGACAATAAAGGCTCTTGGTGGCGACATTACTTATAGAAGAGTGACGACTGGAATATATAACCCTACTACTGGCTCAATGAGTGAAGTAAAAACAGATGTCAGTATAAAAGGTGTCGTGAGCAACGTAACGAGGTCTGAAGTGACTGACCTAGTTTCTAGTCAGGACAAACGACTTACTATATCTGCTGGAGATATAACTTTCACTCCAACAACATTTGATCGGGTGGTCATAAGCGGAACAGAATACAAAGTGGTTCAGATTAATACAAATGAGCAAGATAATACCGCTATCAGCTTTGATATTTTTCTGAGGTAATTATGGCCAGACAGATCAGATTAGATCAAATTGACGATTTTTTTGAGGAACTTGTTGTTGATTTAGTTGCTGCTACAACTTTGGAGTGGACAAAAAGAGTAAAAAAAGCAACACCAGTTAGGGTAGTTTATGAGGGTGAACCTACAGGCGGCGGCCAGTTGAGAGCAGCTTGGCAGACAAAAATAGAAAAATTTAAAGGTGAAGTAACAAATAATCTTGTTTATGCAGAGCCAGTTTGCTTTGGTGTAAACCTACCACCATCATGGGGTGGTCAATATAGAACAAGACAAAACACAGTTGCTGGCTTTCCAGAGCTTATAGGTAAGGAACTTGAGCAATATGTCATGCAACAACTTAGGAGGGGCATCTGATGGCAGCTACAGACCTAAACACAGTGAGAGCAACTATTGAGAAACGTCTTAATGATGAATTTAGAATAGGGCCATCAATACCTTTGGTTTTTAATAATGTCCCTTTTGATGCCTCAAGTGTCGATCAATATATACAATGTATTACTAGCTTTGGAGCAAGTGAATACCTTACACAGCAAGCACCTAATTCAGCTACCACCGCCACAAATCTTGTTGTGGGTCTTACTACTTTTAATATTTATACAGAACAAGGATTAGGGGCAGGGGCAAATTTCGATATTGCTGAAAGATTGAGAAATTTATTCAATAGAATTACAGTTTCTGATGTGCGATTTGATCCACCTGTAGGGCCTGAGATATTACAATCAACCCCAGAGGGTAAGTTTCAAACGCAGATTAGAATAACATTTGAATTATATGAGACACTTACACCATGATTGAAATTACAGAAGAAATGCTTGACGCTATTGAAGCAGTCAAAGGCAGAAGAGATCCAAAGTACTGGGATCCTAAATGCAGACGATATATGGAAAGTCAAAAAACAAAAGCTGTAAAAAAACCAAAAAAAGGTTAATATAATTATAAATATTTCTTTTTATTGTTATGGCTGCTGTAAAAGGTGATGTCGGGCAAGTCAAATTTGATGATGGCGGCTCTTCAGTCAACCCAGTTTTAGGCACTAGAGAATGGTCTATGTCTATTACTAAAGATACCCAAGAAACAACTGTTCAAGGCGACACTTTCAAATCTTTTGTTGGTGGACTTATTGAGGGTGAGGGATCTGCTGTTCTTCAATATGATAACGCTGCCTCTGGTGAGACTGCAACATTTATGGACGGCATCTTGACTACAGGCGATCCAGCAACAGCATCATTTGAGCTTTTCCCTGATAGTGCAAGCGGAACTAAAAAAATTAGCTTCAGCGGTCTTATAACAAACTTTGAGCAGGGTTCAGCTATAGGTGATGTAAGCACAATCAACATCACATTTAAGCCTTCTGGCACAATTACATCAGCAATCTAAAAAGTAAAATTCTTCGCATTTATTTATGGCAACACAAAGAACCGCAGACATACTTCTTGGGGCGTTTCAAGATGAAATGGTCACAAGAAGAAAATTTGATGTAAAAAACTCTAAAGATGAAGTCATCATGAGTTTATATTTCAAACCAATTACAAGATACGCCAGAGTAAAAGCACAACAAATAGCTGGTCAAAATGCTGATGCTTTAGTTGTATCAACTCAACTTCTTTGTCAAATGGCAGAAAAAGAAGATGGAACTCTTGCTTTTGATATGTCAGATGCTCCAATGCTTCAAAGACAGCTTCCAGAAAAAGTTTTAAATGAGCTTGAGTTGTTTTTGAATGAAATAGAAATTGATATTGACACAGCAAAAAAAGAATAAAAGGGGATACTTGGCTAAGGTTTGAGTTTTTCCTAGCAACAGAACTTGGTAAGACAGTGCAAGAACTCAGAATGGGTATGACTGAGGCAGAGCTTATTTATTGGGCTGGATATTATGAAATAAAGACTGACGAAGAAAAACAGGCGTTGCAACGACAAAAACGCAATTCAAGGTAATATAGAGTAAAGGTTTTTTTTATTTGTGGCAGAGGCAGTCGTTAGATTAAGAGTTGATGCCAGTGGTGCGACTAGGGCGTTAAATGGTGTACAAAATCAAACTAATAAATTACAGAACTCATTTAATGGTTTAAGAAATGCAATTCTTGCATCAGGTGTTGTTTTAGTTGGAAGGCAAGCGGTACAGACATCAGCAAATTTTGAAAAGTTAAATGTAAGATTGGGATTGCTTACAAAAAGCAGTGCAGATTTTGCTAAATCACAACAGATTGCGGCAGATGCACAGAAAGCTTTTGGCCTTAGTGCTGTTGAAGCTCTTGAAGGCGTGACAGATATAACAGCAAGATTAGCTCCACTTGGAACATCAGTTGAAGATATAAGGACAGTATTCTTTGGATTTAATACGGCAGCAAAACTGGCTGGTGCATCAGCAATAGAATCATCAAACGCATTTAGACAATTAGCACAGGCTCTTGGCTCAGGAAGGCTGGCTGGTGATGAATTTAGAAGTGTTTCAGAACAAGTGCCAACAGTTCTTGCCCCAATAGCAGAAGAACTTGGTGTGACCATAGGTGAACTTAAAAAATTAGCTGCTGATGGCAAATTAACCAGTGATGTTGTTTTGAGGGCTTTAGGAAGAATAGGAAATGAGGGAAGTGGATTTTTAAAAGAGTTATTAAAAAATGATCCTACACAAGTATTTAAAAACTTTAGTAATGCAACAGAGGACTTATCAAGAGCTTTTGGTGATGAATTAAGACCCGCTGTTGAAGATGTGACAAGACTTCTTACTGATTTTATTTTATCGGTAACTGATTTTGTAAAATCTGATGCTGGACAGGCAGCCATAATGATTACAAAGATTGCTGTTGCTGCAAAACTTTTGGCGGTAGGTATTCCAATAGTCACAGGTGTATTTACGGCTTTGATTACAAAATTAAATATGGTTGGAGTTCAAAGTCTTATTGCATCTGGTGGTTTTACAAGTATGCAAGCAGCCTCACTACTGGCAGCTGGTGGTGTAGGAAAAGTAACTCTTGCACTTGGAGCTTTGAAAATTGCAATCGCTACAACTGGCATAGGTTTACTTGTCGTTGGTGTTGGAGCTTTAGCGACAAAATTAATAGAAGCAAACAGAAATCAGAGAGAATTTAATAAAGCTCTTGAAGATGGAAATGAAATAGCATTACGGGCTGAAATGGCCAAAGTAGATCAAAGAAGGTTTGATATTCTTAGACGACTTGCTACAGCGGAACAAAATAACAACAAAAGGGCAATAAATTCACTTACAAAACAATTAGAGTTAGAACATCAAAACTACAAAGTTCTTAGAGATAGATTACATGATGAAATTAACAAAACAAATGAAATAGACAAACAAAATAAAAAAATTGAAGAGCAAGGAAAACTTCAAGATGAAAACAAAAAGAAAGCTGATGAGCTAAAAGAAAAAATGACTGCTATAGGTGAAGAAATTGAAAGCAGTATAAAAAATAATTTAAGGGACGCTATAACTGGTGCTAAAACATTTGGAGAGGCTATGACAAATGTCTTAAATCGTATTCGAGACAAAATTATTGATGCACAGATAGATAAGATACTTGGTGGTTTTGGAGAGAACTTTGGTAAAGGCAAAGACGGAGGAAAAGGGCTTGGAGGATTTCTTGGTGGTATTCTTGGAGGATTATTTGCAAATGGTGGCCAACCACCTGTTAACAAAATTTCAGTTGTAGGCGAAAGAGGCCCAGAGTTATTTGTTCCTCGATCTGCTGGCACTATTATTCCAAATAATCAAATTGGTGGACAATCAATAGTTAACAATATCTCAATAAGCGTGGACGCTACTGGCACTGCTGTTCAGGGTAACGATCCAGAAGCTAATCAGTTTGGAGAACAGCTTGCCGCAGCAATACAGGCTGAGATAATTAATCAAAAACGATCTGGAGGTTTACTTAACTAATGGCAACTTTCCCTATAGCAAATCCTATTTACAACACTAGGATTGATGCACGACCAAAAGTAAATGTTATAAGTTTTGGTGATGGTTTTGAACAAAGATTAACAGAAGGGCTAAACCAAAATCCTTTATCTGTTAATTTAGTTTTTGAACTTTCTCAAACTGATGCAGATACAGCAATAAGTTTTTTAAATTCAAGAGTAGATGATGGGGCATCTTTTGATTACACATTGCCAAGCGAATCAAGTTCAAGAAAATTTGTCTGCACTTCTTTTCCAAGATCAATTCCATTTCTAAATAGAGTTAGACTGAGTTGTGTATTTAGGGAGGTATTTGAACCATAATGGCCATTCCTTTTGCTGAACTAAATAAAATAAATCCAAGTCACATTGTTGAATTATTTGAGTTAGAGCTTACTGTGGGAAAACATATTGCTACAGGCAATCCACAAAATTTACCTACTGTTTATAGATTTCATGCTGGTGCAAACCTCAACTCATTTGGCGAAGTAATTTTTCAATCAAATTCATATCAAAGAGTTGCAGTGCAGACTCAAGGTTTTGAAAAAAGAAGTACAGGAGTTTTAACAAGACCAACAATTACATTTTCAAATCTTGGCGGGATTGTACAAAATCCAGCAACTGGTATTACAAGAACAATGAGTGATTTTTTAGCCATAGTGAACGAAGTTACACCTCATAATGATCTAATAGACGCAAAACTTACAAGAAAAATGCCGCTTGCCTCTGCTTTAGATAATGCTAATTTTTCATCTGGCACAAATCCTTTTGGAACTCCCAGTGCAGATAGATTGCGTGATGAAATATTTGTTATTGATAGAAAAGCCGTTGAAAATAGACAGGTTGTACAGTTTGAACTTACAGCAGCCCATGATTTAGAAAATAGGTTAATTCCTCAAAGAACCGTTACTAGAGACTTATTCCCTGCCGTTGGCACATTTGTATGATGACTGAATATAGTTGGGCTACAGATGCTTTTAACCATGCCACACAGGTATATCCAGAAGAATGTTGTGGACTTGTTATTGATCTTGATGGTGTTGAAATATATTGGAAATGTAAAAACATATCTGGTGCTTATAAAGAAAAATCATTTGTTATAGACCCTTTAGATTACGCAAGAGGTGAAGATCAAGGTGAGGTGCTTGGTATCGTACACAGCCACCCTGATGGAGAACTGGCTTTTAGCCATACTGATAGAATGGCCTGTAAGTATTTAGATTTACCTTTTTATCTTGTGGAACCTAAATCAGAGTCTATTATTGTTGTATATCCATCTGAAATAAATGATTAAATTAACTATTTATGGCAGATTAAGAAAATTTATCGGTCAATCTACTTTTGAAATTAAAGCTAATAGTCCAAAAGAAGCTTTTAGTTTTTTAATAAATAATTTTAAAGGTGTTAAAGAACATATGAAGGATCAAGAATATTGTGTAATGGCTGGTGATTTAAGAATTAGTGAAGAATTGCTTGATATGCAAACTAAAAGTGATATAAAAATTGTACCTGTTGTTCATGGTGAAATACTACCATTTGTTTTTGCTGCTGCTGCATTTGGTGCTGGAGCTGCTATTGCGACAGGGACTGTAACTATTCTGGGTATTACTCTTGGGTCTGCTATTGGATCAGCTTTGACAGCGATTGGTACAAGTCTTTTAATTCAAGGTGTGACTGATTTATTTACACCTGACCCAAAACCTTTTCAATCTTCAAGGCAAGAAGATCCACAAGACCCTAGTTATACGTTTACAGGACTTTTAAATAATACAAAACAAGGTGTCCCTATTAACATCATATATGGAGAAACTTTAGTAGGAAGCACAGTTGTAAGTTCTTCAGTTGATACTTTTCAAGTAGTTAACAACCCTTAATTAATTATGTTTGGTATAACAGGTCTAAAATTAGCTGGTGCAGTCGCACAAAATTCAATTGTCAGCAAAACTGTTTTACCCGCTGATAAATTAAAGTCCATTGATTTTGGAACCATTGTTGATGTTCTTGGTGAAGGTCAAATTGAAGGAAGTGCAACAGCAAGTAAAGCTGGTATTACAGATAAAACCAGCACTGCCTATAAAAATGCTTTTCTTAAAGATTTATTTTTAAATAAAACTGCTGTTTTACAGGCTGATGCTGATAATACAAACCCAAATACATCTGAATTTAATTACCCAAGCGATCAGCTGAGATTTGAATTTCAAGATGGCACTGCAAATAATACTGTTCTTTTCGCTGCTGAACAACAGTCCTCTAAGGTAATAACAGGTGATGAGGGACAAGAATGTACGTTTCCAGTAGGCGGTTCAGCAACAGCAAGATCAGGGACTATTTCAAGCACAGCCATTGATACAGTTAAAGTAAAAATAAAATTTGACCAGTTTTTCAAATTAAATACAAGCACAGGTAATAGAGAATCGACATCAGTTCAGGTCATAATAAAAGTTAATCCTAATAATGGATCACCCATTACAGTATTTAATGATACGGTAACTGGTAAAAGCTTTAACCCTTATAACAGAGATTATGGTATTGATTTAAGAGATTTATCTGGCTATAACACAAACACTTCAGGGGATTCAGGTTCATTTTTTCCGATAGTAGTAAGTGCTGAAAGAGGTAATGATGTCGGTGATGCAGATACTTTCAATACAATGCGTTTAGGGGAAATAAGGCAAATTATTAGAGAGCCAAACAACTACCCAAATATTGCATATTCAGCATTAAGATTTAGTTCCGAATTATTTCAAAATACACCAGCTAGGTTTTTTAGGGTAAGAGGAAAACTTATAAAAATTCCTCATAATGCAACAGTAGAGTTAGCAACTGGCAGATTAACTTATAGCGGAACTTTTAACGGCACTTTCAAAACAGATAAAGCTTGGACAAGTGACCCTGCTTGGGTTTTATATGATCTTCTTACAGATACCACAAGTGGCTGTGGAATACCTGAATCTGAATTAGACCCATACACTTTTTATGGTGTTAGTACATATTGCTCTGCTTTAGTTGATGACGGTGATGGTGGACAGGAACCACGCTTTTCAATAAATGTAAATATTAATAATAGGCGTGATGCAATGGCAGTAATAAGAGATATTTGTTCTGTAATGAGAGCAATACCATATTATGAAGAAGGAACAATAAAAGTAGCCCAAGATGCACCAAATGACCCTACAGACCCAGATAAATTAATTTTTGATTATGTTTTTAATAATGCAAATGTAGTAAATGGAAATTTTGTTTATTCTGGTACATCATCTAAAACTAGATTTAATGTCATTAATGTTTCTTATTTTGATTTAGGTACTCAAGAAATAGATTATGTGACTGTAGAGGATAATACTGCAAAAACAAAATATGGCACACAAACAAAAAATATAAATACATTTGGCACAACTTCAAGAGGTCAAGCACAAAGGGTCGGGAAATGGTTTTTATACACGCAAAATAATCAAACAGAATCAGTTGTTTTTGAAACAAATATTGCTGCTGGCTCTGTTTTAAGAATTGGTAATGTTCTAGGTATTGCCGACAGGGTAAAATCTTCAACAAGACGTGGCGGTTTAGTAAAAGCTGCAACCGTTTCTCAAGTAACTTTAGATAATGCTGGTGCAACAAATTTACCAGACATAAGTGACAATCCAAAAATAAGTTGTCTTTTGTCAGATGGTTCAGTAGAAACAAAGTCGATTTCTTCTTATTCAGGTGGTGGATTAGTAAATGTATCTTCAAACTTTACATCTGCTCCTGTACAAAATAGCCCTTTTATTCTTGAATCTGGTGAAATAGCAGTTCAGGCATTTAAGGTTACTAATATAAAAGAAAATACTAATAAAACATTTGCAATCACTGCTGTTAATTTTGATGAGGGCAAATATGATGCAGTCGAAGATGGTGAGCAACTTCCAGCAAAAAATATAAATATCATTACAAGCCTTTTGCCTTCACCACAAATAGTGAATAAGTCTGATGGAACAAAAGCAATTCAAGAAATAATAGTATTAAATAATAATAGACCTGTACCAAAGCTTTTTATTGATTGGCAAGGTGTAGAGGGTGCATCTGGTTATCAGCTTATTTACATAAAAGATAGTGAAAACCCTGTTGTTATAAACACACAAGAGTCGGAGGTAGAAATATTACCCTCTGAAGCTGGGTCTTATAAAATACAAATTTATACAATAAATTCAAATGGTGAACGAAGTGCAAGTCCTACTGAAACAACTATTGATACTTTAGGTCTTACTGCTGTACCTGAAAATCCTACAGGTTTACAGATAGAGCCATTTAATAATTCACAAGTTAGATTAACATGGACAAAAACAACAAGCCTTGATGTGGAATTTGGTGGGGCTTGTGAAATAAGACATTCTCCAAATACATTATCTTCAGCTACTTTTGCAAACTCAACTCCATTGAATGAAAATATTAATGGAGGAACAAATGAAGCAATATTGCCAGCTTTATCTGGAACTTATTCTTTAAAATTTCGTGATTTAGGTGGTAGGTTTTCTGAAACTGAAGCAAAAGTTGAACTTGCATTACCAGAAATGGTTGACGAATTGCTTGTCAAAAGTCAAAGGGAGCAAACAGCATTTAGCGGGACTAAAACTAATGTAACTGTTAGTTCTGGTGCATTACAGCTTTCTGACCCAGCCTCAAACTTAACTGGTACTTATGAATTTGCATCTGTTTTAGATTTTGGGGCTGTTTACCAAAACATAAGATTAAAAAGACATATTATAAGTGTAGGTTTTTTTGTTTCAGATTTATTTGATTCAATTCCAGATTTAGATGCAAGACTTAATTTTGATGGTGCTGGTAGTGATCGTTTAAAAAGTAGGTTGCAAGTACAAACATCACAAGATAACTCAAGTTTTACCACAGAGCAAAATTTAACTAATGGCTCATTTAGTGCAAGGTCTTTTAAATTTAAGGGAAATCTTATTTCTGTAGATGTTAACGAAAATATAAAATTTATAGAATTAGGTTTTGATGCTTTCTTGCCATCAAGAACAGAAAATAAATATCAATCTGGTGGAAATATTATTTCAACACCTTTACAGTCAGGAACAAGTGCAAGTGGATTAGATGTTGTTTTTGGTAAGCCATTTTTTACAGGTACTAGCGATATAGGTGGTTCGACTACTGCTTTTTTACCATCAATTTCCATATCGCCAGAAAATGCTCCATCAGGTGCGTTTTATCTTTTAAGTAATATTTCGAGAACAGGGTTTACAATAATATTTAAGAACTCATCAAGTGCAGTGATTGATGTGAAATTTACATTTCAGGCGTTAGGATATGGAAAGGGGGCTTAATTAATGGCAAGAGTTAATTCAACTGGAAAAGAAACTTCAAGTAATTTTTCACCAGCTAACGGAACTGGACTAGCTGTTAGAACAGCAATGAAAGATATATTTGAATCTCTTAGGACTGTTAATAGTGCTGCTGGCGATCCTTCTGGTGCGGCTAATCTTGCAGCTTATCAATTACATATCAACACAGATACTAATTTATTAAAAATAAGAAACGCTGCCAACTCAGCTTTTGTTGAACTTGGTAATGTAAGCCAGACAAACTTTGGTTTTTTATCAGCGTCAGGTGGCACAATGACAGGTGCTTTTCTTGCTGATGATGCTGGTACAGCTTCAGCCCCAGCATTGAGTTTTGACGGAGACACAGATTTAGGTTTGTTTAGAAAATCTGCCAATGTATTAGGTTTTTCTGCAAGCGGTACAGAACGAATGATATTTGACCAAAATGGTATGACTTTACAGGCACAAAATGATTTACGTTTTGCTGATGCTGATTCAAGTAATTATGTAGGTTTCCAAGCACCAGCTACAGTATCATCAAGTCTTACATGGACATTACCAGCTACTGATGCGGCTGTTTCTGGTTATGCTCTTGTATCAGATGCTTCTGGTACTTTGTCATGGGCTGCTGCTGGTGGTGGGGCAGTTGGTAATGGAACAAATGAAATTTTTTGGGAAAATGACCAAACAGTAACTGGTAATTATTCAATAACTAATGGTAAAAATGCTGGAAGTTTTGGCCCAATAACTATTCAAAGCGGAGTTACAGTTACAGTTGGTTCTGGTGAAACATGGACTGTAGTATAAAAGTGTATATAATAAAACCATGAGCCAACTCAAAGTCAACAGCATAATTCCAGTGGGAGGTGTAGCTTCTGGGCAAGGTGGTGGAGTAATTCAAACTGTTCAGAGTCAAACTACTACTACAGCTTCAAACACTACAATAACAATGGCAGATACTAATTTAAGTGCTAGTATCACGCCTACCTCAACTTCAAATAAAATTTTAGTTTATATTACACAATCATTTCAAATTAAGCAGACAACTGCTGTTGGTGGTGGTTTTCAACTTTTAAGAGGTTCAACCGTTATACACAAAGGTGCACCAACTACTACTGATGGCTCAAATAATGTATCAGTTCAACTTTACTTTGCTAATTTTGCCGCTAATGCTAACTTTTATGCGTACCATAATATGCACTTTCTTGATTCGCCTTCTACAACTTCTGCAACCACATATAAAACACAGCTTGCTATTGCTATAGCTGGTTCAGGTAGAGAAATTATAGCTCAACCGACAGGAACCGATAGTAACGGTATATCTACAATTACTTTGATGGAGGTGTCAGCATGAGTTTAGATCACGAAGCAATAAGAAAAGCATATCCAGATGCAGGGTATATAAATGACGCTACAGGTGCATTTAAGGCAGACGGAACGCAGATAACACTTGTTCAATCTGAAATTGATGCTGCAAGAGCAACATTAGATGCTGAAGCAGTTGCTAATAAGTACAAAACCGATAGAACAACTGATGGTTCCACTGTTTACGCTTCTTTTGGAGACCAACTCGATATGTTGTACAAAGATATGGTTGCAGGTAAACTAGATTCAACTGGAACGTGGGCGACCCACATCAAAGCCGTTAAAGACGCAAATCCAAAACCATGAGTACATTAGCAGTCGGCACAATTAAAAGCATTTCATCTGCTGCACCAGTATTTCAAAATACGAGTGGAACAGAAAAAGGCCAGCTTTGTAAAGCATGGATAAATTTTAATGGAACAGGAACAATAGCAATAAGAGACAGTTTTAATGTAAGTTCTATTACTGATAATGGTCAAGGTGATTATACTGTGACTATGACTAATGCAATGAGTAATACAAATTATGCCGTAACAGCTACTTCAGGAGATGGTGCTACTTCGGCTATTAGAGGCTGTGGTGTGATGAATAGTTTGACAACTACTACTTTTAGGGTGCAACCTAATTTTACAGGTGGTACTGTAAATGGTTTATATAGTAGAGATGACCCTATTGTTTGCTGTACCGTTTTTGGAGATTAATTATGTCAACACTTAAAGTTAACACAATTCAAAACACCTCTGCTGCACACAGTTCAACGCCAGAGCAGATTGAACAGGGTAGAGCAAAAGTTTGGGTTTGTTTTAATGGAAATGGCACAGTTGGAGTGTTAGATAGTTTTAACACAAGTTCTGTTACTGATGTTGGAACTGGTCTATATACAGTTAATTTTTCTATAACATTTGCCAATAAAAATTATTGTTCCTCAATGACTGCTAGTAATACTGGAGCTAATTTTGGTGCTTACGCGGTTGATATGGGAGATTCAGCTAGTGCTCCAAACAACAGAGCAACAGATTCAGTTCATATGTTTACAGGTGCTTACAATCAATTGCAAGATCCAGCTTTTGTCAGTGTTGCTATTCATGGTGATGTGTAATTTTATAACTTAAGATATACTAAAAGAAAACCTTATGGCTAATTCAGACAAAAGATTTATTTATACAAATGATGATGGATCTATCAGCATTGTTTGTCCAGCAGATAATTGTGGTTTAACATTAGATCAAATTAAAGACAAAGATTGCCCTAGCGGTAAGACAGTTTATACTGTTGATAAATCTGAAGTTCCTACAGATAGGAGTTTCAGAAACGCTTGGACTTATACGGAGTAAAACATGGGATTTGGTGTTGACATGGCAAAAGCCAGAGAAATTCATAAAACAAATATTAGAAATGCAAGAACTCCAAAACTTGCAGAACTTGATGTTGAATTTCAAAAAGCACTAGAAACAGGTGCAAGTACGACTGATATTGTTGCTAAAAAACAGGCACTAAGAGATGCTCCTGCTGATTCTGGTATAGCTGCTGCTAGTGATGCTGATGCACTTAAAGCACAATGGAACACTGATATACTAGGCACATCACCTTATAGCTAAATGGCCATTATTGCTGGAACTTATGATTTTACTGTTCAAAGAAGAGCAGATCATACAGAATCAATAAGAATAACTGACAGCACAGATTCTGCTGTAAATTTAACAGGATTTACTATTGCGGCACAGGTTTGGGATAAAGAAAGGACAGGAAAATATGCAGATTTTACGATTGCTTATACAAACAGAACAAATGGTGAATTTACAATGAGCCTTACCCATAATCAAACAAGACAATTTACACCAAATGAATTATCTTATGATGTTTTACTTTTAAATAGTGCTGGCCAGCGGGAATATTATTTAGAGGGTAATATATTCGTAAGTGAAGGCTATACAACTATTCCATGAGTAACATCAACATCACCCAAAATAAAAACACTGTTACTGTTAATGGTGAGACAAGAGTTGTAACTGTAAAAACAGCAGGGCCACAGGGAGCGCAAGGAGAGGGCTTTGATATAACACTAAATCATGCTAGTAAAGTAAATAATTCTATTATGTACTATCAGCAAAGTTCTGATACACT